GTCACAGAGGCTTTCAGACCTAACAGGACTTTACATCCTATTAGTTTTCCCGACTTACGTTACTATCCCACGACGCTCAATGTTAGCGCGGAGGCACCATGGACGAATTCCGACTTCACGTTTCAGCCAACCGGCAGAAATCTGGACGCAGAATCAGAACTTCCCAAGCTCTCAGAATATGAGGCAGAGATTCAAGGCACGGCACAAACCACGCCCGACGAATATCTAAGGAAACGACACGCCCAAGGATTCACAGACAACTCCAAGCTTAACTATCACAACCTATACAATCAGATTTTCTTTCTCAACAGATACCTGGTTCATTTAATAGGAATAGGCGCAAAACAATTCTGGAACGGACTCAATCCACTACCCTACTACTGGCTCGTACTACACATGCGAACTCACGTTGTTGGAATGCTGGAACCTGACAAGGTTAGAGCCGTCTTTGGTTGTCCCAAGCTACTACTTATGGTAGAGCTAATGTTCATCTGGCCGCTTCAAGCGACTTACCTGAACACGGACGCCGGCAGAATGTTATGGGGCAGAGAAATCATCCGAGGCGGATGGCGAAAGCTATTTTCCGAGGCGCACAAAAACGGACCACCGAACACCGTTCTTTCAGCAGATTGGAGCCAGTTTGACAACAGACTACTTCACCAGTTGATTCGAATCGTTCACCGCATTTGGCGATCATATTTTGACTTCTCTCAGTATGAACCGACTTCTTTCTACCCGAACTCCACACCCAAGAACTCAACCAAGCTCGACCGGTTATGGAAATGGATGACAGAATCGATTCTTAACACACCAATTCTCCTGCCCACAGGACAATTGTTCAGATGGATTTACAATGGATTTGGCTCAGGCTTTCAACAGACTCAGCTACTCGATTCCTTCTGCAATGCGATCATGCTCACAACATGTCTTTCATCGCTCGGTGTTAACATCAACAGTCCTAACTTTTGGGCTCGATTTCAAGGAGATGACTCAATCTCAGCCTTCATGGAACGCATGCACCAGATTTATGGACCACACTTTCTCACACAGCTAGCAGCGGCCGCTGAATACTACTTCAACGCCAAGCTCAGCCCCGATAAAACTTCCTTCAGTGACAAGCTCACGGACGTCTCAGTCCTAAGCTACTTCAACCGATACGGTTTACCCTACCGAACGGACGAAGACTTGTTACGACATCTCTACTTCCCAGAGAGATATCAGGATTTCGGACGGCTCGCAGCTTCATGCTTAGGAATGGCTTACGCGAATTGCGGACACTCACAACGTTTCCACAACTTATGCGAATACATTTTCAACAAGCTAGTGCACGAGAAGAAGATCGAACCACAATGGATCACCCTTGAATGGATGATTCGTTCACAGATCTACCCGACGATCGAAGAGCTCAAGACAACAGCTTTCCCTTCAATCGAGTCGATTCAAGCAATGGTTTTCACTTCACACCCACGCTCAGACGCACAACGACGCAAGCAATGGCCGACCGAACTCACACCCAAAGGAAGATTTTTCTTTCTCAAGGATGTGTAAATCAGTTCCCCCACTTTTTCTGAATGTTAGATTTCTTTTCACTTCTGACCTGAAAGCTAGTTATCAAGATATCACTCTTGCTAGAATACAGCAGACACAAAAAATTATTTCATTTTGAATTTATTTTT